ATTAAGGAATCAAATAGACAGGCGATGAATAAAGCCCTGTCAAATATTACTGATGTTGTATTTTCATATTTAAATGCGTCAAACTTTACAACCGCCGCAGCTGAAATGTATTTTGACTGGGGTGTTGGAACGGGTGTTATGTGGCTTCATGAGGGGGACCAGATACAGCCTCTTAACTTTATTTCCGCTCCAGCTTCACAAACAGCTCTGGTAGAGGGAAGATTCGGTACTGTTGACTCAAAATTCCGGAAACACAAGATTAAAGCCCGTTTGATCAAAGAAACTTGGCCGCTTGACAACGTATCATTAAGTCAAGACCTTGAAGATGCCGTAAAAGATAAACCGGACCAAGAAGTAGAGCTTTTGGAAGCCTGTTACTACGATTATGAAGAGCTTGTTTATAGATATGAAGTTATTCACGAGCCTAGCAAACATGTCCTTTTAAAGCGCGTCGAGACGACAGACCCATGCTTTACACCGCGTTGGATGAAAATCCCAGGATTTACGCGCGGTATTGGTCCTTTCATCATGGCGATGATGGATATTAAAACCCTGAATAAAGTAAAAGAATATATGCTATCTAGTGCGGCATTGAATATCTTTGGGCTTTATACTGTGGCAAAGGGAAATACGTTCAACCCTAATACAATGACGCTTCGCCCGGGTATGCTTATCCCAGTCGAGCGTAACGGTGGTCCGGACGGGCCAAGTATTGCTCCCCTTCCAAGAGCTGGAGATTACCAAATGCAAGAGTTTCTGATTAGAGACCTGCAAGACAGTATCCGCAAAGCCATGCTTGATAATAGATTGCCAGCTGAAACACCGCAGCCAAAGACCGCTTTTGAGATATCGCAGCGTATTAGAGAGTTTCAGGTTGATATTGGCGCGGCATATGGGCGTGCCATGTTTGAATATGTACAGCCTTTGTTCAAGCGCGTTATAGCTATTCTAGTAAAAAAGAACCTTCTTATATTACCAGAGGGCTTTGAAATAGATAACTTTTTGGTCCAGATTCAAATTGTTTCCCCTATCGCCCAGCAGCAGGCTATGGAAGATGTGCAAAAACTTGTATCTGCTATGCAGATTGTAGGACAGATAAATCCGTCTATTGTTCCTTTGGCCTACAATATAGAAAGACTTCCTGCATATCTATCCGAAAAGACAGGCGCGCCAGCAGATATGCTTCGAGATGAGAAAGAACAAGAAAACATAAAAGAGCTTGTTGCGCAGATTATAGCGCAGCAACAGCAACAAGGAGATCAAGGTGCAGGACAGCCCGTTTAGCGTTTTTGATGACCCATTGCAAGTGTCAAATGAACAAGGACAGCAAGATAATTTTGTTGTAGACGCTTTTAATCTGATTAAGGACACAGCGACAATATTTAACACAGACGCAGGTAAGCGTGTATTGGCCGCTTGGCGTCAACTGACAATCGAATCTTCCGCTTGGTCCCCATCACTAGCAAGACAATCTGGCCTTGAGGCAGCAAATGCCCACGCATACGCAAGAGAGGGGCAAAATGCTTTCGTCCGTGATATCGAGTACAAGATCAAAATGGCCGAAAATATAAACGAACCACAAGACCTTGTTAAAATTATGAAAGGAAACTAAAATGTATGGAACAATTATTAGTGGCGCAACAGTAAATCTGGCCGCAACAACAACAACTTCACGGGTCGCCCTGCCTACATTTGATGAGGGGGCTCGTACTATTATTGCTTATAATGCTGGATCTGGCGATGTATTCTTATCGTTTGGTGGCAGCACTGTTACAGCTTCGATAACTGCTGATATGCCAATACCAGCCGGGATCCCAATTGCATTTGACCGTGGCGGGGCTTCGCATGTAGCGGCTATTTTTGCGTCCGGGTCTGGAACTGTATACTTCACGCCTGCGTCAACACAAGGACTTTAATCTAAACAAAAGGAGAGATAAAAATGGAAGAGCAAGTAGACGTAAAACAAGAAACAGACGTTTCTGTTGAAGAGACACAGAACGATAAATCATCTAATTCTTTGTTAGATATTGATGATTCTTCAGAAAATGAAGAGCTATCTTTTGAAGATGGTAAACCAAAAGACTTCCCAGATGACTTTTGGGACAGCGAAAAGAACGCTCCGAACGTCAAAGCTATTCTTGATAAGCTGAAAGAAACAGAAAATCGGGCAAAGGGACTACGCGATAAGCTCGCAAAAGGTGATAATAAAGCCCCTAAAACACCTGAAGAATATGGGTTTTCTGTACCTGAAGATGTGGCCGATCGTATCAAGCAAGACGATCCTCTCATTACAGAGGCGGCAAAGATCGCTCACAAATACGGAATCCCTAAAGAGGCTTATAATGGATTTATGGCAGATATGGTAAAACATATTGGGTCTATTGAAGTACAGCCGCAAGAGATCACGCCAGAACAAGCCCGCGAATTACGTGACGCTGAAATGAAAAAGATCGGTGAAAACGGCGTTCAAGTCGCGCGTGCAGTCGCTTCATGGGTTAAAGAAATGGAATCCGTTGGAACCTTTGATAGTGAGATGACGGCAGCAATTAGTAACGCAGCGTCAAGTGGTCACTTTGTCCGGGCATTAAATGCTATTCGTGCTCATTACGGCGCAGGTAAAACAGTCCCAATGAATAACATTGACGATGGACTTCCTGATGACGTAGCAATCGGTGATATGCTCTCAAAAGCATACAAATCAAACGATATGGAACGCATTAAAAAGGTTGAGGCATTGCTTGCCGCAAGAGAAAAGGCGGGGCGTCCAACAAAACTGCAAATTTAATTTGATTTAAAAGAAATATTATTGCATAATAATTGCATACGACCCGATAACAGACAGCCTTCCCGGTATCCGGCCTGTTATTTGTTGCGGCCTCTCGTCAAAAAGATGTCTCAATATTTAACATAGGAAGGAAAAGGAATGTCTTCATTCTCTTCAACTAACTTTATTACCAGCTTTGATACGCTTGTAAAAAAAGAATACCAAGAAGGTTCTAAACTTTTAAACGCAGTCCGCGTTAAAAAAGGTGTAAACGGTTCCACACATCGTTTCCACAAAATCAACAAGGGCGTTGCAACACCTGTCATCACACAAGCCGACATCACACCGATGAACGTTGTTCATGGTTATGCGGATGCTGTACTGACTGATTACGTTGCAGCAGATTACAGCTCTATCTATGACCTGGCCGCTTTGTCTTTTGACGAGCGCCGTGAATTGGTAGACACAGCAAAAATGGCAATTGGTCGTCGCATTGACCAGATGATCATTAACGCCGTTAACGCTTCAGCATTCGGTACAACCGTTGATGTCAACGTTGGTGGTTCGAACACTGGTCTGAACTTGGCTAAAATCCTGCGCGCTAAACGTATTCTTGATGATAATGGCGTACCAATGGAAGGCCGTACAATCGCATGTTCCGCACGTGCAATTGAACAAGGTCTTGCAGAAGCGCAAGTTACATCGGCTGATTACAACGTATTGATGCCATTGATGAAAGGCGAAATTACATCCTTCTCCGGATTTAATTTTGTGTTCATCGAAAGCCGCGATGAGGGCGGTATTCCTCTCGCAACGAACACACGTACTAACTTTGCTTTCCACCGTGACGCGGTTGGTCTTGCAATTGGTATTGATGTTCGCACCGAAGTTAATTACATCCCTGAAAAATTGTCTTGGTTGATCACCGCCGCAGTAAAATCTGGCGCGACAACCATTGATACAGATGGTGTGATTAAACTCCAAACCTACGAATCATAATTGAAAGGGGCTTTTAAATGGCTTTTATTCTTGAGAACTTAAACCCTGTCGGTGGTCAATCCCGTCGCGGAAAATCAAGCCAAATCTGGTCTTACTGGACTTTGGACGCAACTGCAACAGTTGATACTACTGGTTATTTTAATAACGCTGCTGATCTTCTGTCTGTCGGCGATATTATCCACCGTGTTTCTTGGACTACAGCTGTAGGTACTGGAACAATTTCAACGTACGGTACACACATCGTTAACTCGATTTCTGCTGGTGTTGTTGATGTTACAGATACAACCACAGGAACCGTGACCGATACGGACTAATAAAATCGGCTATCCACACCCCGTCTCTCCCGGGGTGTGGGTATTCTTATAATTAATAAAGGGGCGATAAATGGCTGTTGATTCCATAAACATTTCAAGTCAAGCCCTTGGGCTTTTGCGCGCAAATCCAATTACAAGTTTCACAGATGGATCCAATGAATCGGCCATCTGTTCTTTGTTTTATGACACTTTTGTTAAAGATATTTTAACAAGATATCCATGGTCTTTCTGCACTAAAAAAAGAAAATTAAACCAAGATTCAACGGCACCGACAAACGAATTTAGATATGCCCATATTGTTCCAGCTGATGCGCTGCGTGTATGGGCTGTTTTTAATTCTGGATCTGTAGGGGCTATTCCAATTAAAGAATACGATATACAAGCACCTGATGGGAGTCGCCTCATATTCAGCAACTTTGAGGAACTATGGTGCGATTATACCTATTATGTCGATGAAGGGTACTGGCCTCCTTATTTTATACATTTTGCTATACACGCATTCGCGGCACTTATTGCTAAACCTGTTACAGATCAAGATGATCTTGCAAATAGGCTATTTATACAGGCTTGGGGGAATAACCTTGAAGGCGAACGCGGTGGAAAGTTTTCCGTGGCCGTTAGCACTGATGCCTTGCAAAAGCCTGGGGAAACGATTAGTAGTTCACCATTGATTGAGGCCCGTTTTAGCTAATGCCAAAATTTAAAAACATACAGTCAAGATTTACACAGGGTGAATTTGATCCACTGATGATTGGCCGT